AGCCAAGAGGTAATCGCAGTGTTTATTCGTAAAGTAAGGGTAGATGCCTTTTCTTTCATTCTCAAATAGTAATCTAGCATTATAGAAAGTAAGTAATTTGCGTACATTCTCATAGTATTCTTCTGCCGTATCAGGGCGTCCAGAATACTCTGCTACTATTACGTCATTCCAAGCTTCTCCTGCTCGCACTCGTTTAAATATAAACGTAGAACCTAATGAGTTTGTAAACGAATCATCGTGATCGTATGGATCGCATCCTCCGATATATAAACCCAAAGGAGGGTCTTTAACAGGATACTCCCAAATTACAACAGAACCATGCGGCTTATCACCTTTCTTTAAAGGGTAATTAGTTATATCTCCGCTAGGCTTTTCTATAGCTTTCACTTGACCATTTCCGTCCCATTCTAGATCAACTATGTGTTTCATACTTTGAAGCTTTTTGTTCGTTCGTATGCGAGTCAATTGATCCATTAAAAGCTTTCTAGGGAATATGTTTTTACCAAGCTCCAATACTGCTTCTGCTGGCCTAATAGGACGCTCTGATATAAATCGATCTATAGACTACTGGCTTGCACCTCCTTCTTTAACCTTATTACGTTGTTCAAGAAGGTTCTCGATAGCCTTCTCTTTGTAGCTATTACCGTCGCTATCCATATATAACTGCTTACCATCATCTCCAAATGATTCTAGGTTTGAGTAAGCTGGCACAAAGAATCCACATTCTGTATTCTCTCTACCCTCGTCCCACTTATTTGGGAAGCTAAGTACATTATAAGCTTTTGGCTTATAAAATAATTCCTTCAAGCCATCGAAAGACGCTCCTTCTGTACCACCTGTGTTGTGCGTTACAATGCCATTACATATATAATTATGCTATTCTTTTGCTGTAAGATTATAAATATCCTGCATGCCGATGTCTTCAATTTTAACGATTCTTTCAGCATGTACACCAAGAACATACTTATGATATTTAGTTAACCAATCTTGGGTATATAAATTCATTAAATCCAAAGCTGACTGTTT